ATGAAACAGTTCTGTGGATTGCCAGACTTTATAAGGAACTTGTAAAGAAGGAGAGAATACCTAAAACTGTTGATAGAGAGATTCATTCATGAGAAAGATTCATGAGAAAGATTTATAACTACGTTCGTTTTTCGTACAAAGATGGAGGTTGTTCTTATGACAAAGATTCTAGGAAAATACTTTAGTGAGGAATGTCAAGCATGGGTAACAGTCTATGCACCAGTTAAAAGAAGACCTAAACAACTCACACATCTGAGAAATGCTCATAGAATGAAGGGTGCTGAGAAACCTAACAGACTTGAAGATAATATCAGTACTGAGGAGAAACTCAGAATGGAAGCAACTGTATTCTTAGCAGAAAAGAAAGAGGGAGGTGAGTCAACGTGATAAGACGTAAGAAAGGTCAACGCAAGACATCTCGTAAATCAATACTATTCTTATATAGAGGAGTGAACTATGATAAACTCAGGAATACTGAAAGATCAAGAGACAGAAACATTGAAAGATCGAATGAAGAACCTTCATCAAGTAATCTTAGAGAAACGAACTAGGATCAACAAGCATAGGCAGCTTGTAGTACAGATGGAGACCAACTGTGGAGAGCTTGCCCGTGAGTATGAGCGGATTGACAGGGTTCTGTTTATCCGAGCTGGTAAGATCAACATTATCAAGAATCGTATTACAAAGATGAAGGATAAGAAGAAAGACATAAGCGCTCTGTCAGATGTTGAGGCAGATGAACTCCTTAAGCAACTCTTAGATATAAGAGCAAAGAGGGCGGAAGAGACTGAAGGTAAGAAATAGATGACTTATGAAGAAGCTATTGACAGAGCAATCATCTACAAAAACACACTGAAAAAAATAATGTTTGACAGATGGTTTGAGAGTATGTATATTGGGGATAAATGGGAAATGACACCATTATCTTTTAACAACTGAATACTAACAAGAGGAGGAATTATGACAGAAGAAGACGGAATTGAAGAAGTAACTAATGATGAAGAAGTAACTCCTGTGGCAGGTTTTACTAACGTATGCACTATGAACAATCAGGCTCCTGATAAGATAGGTTCTATTCAGGTTGTGGCCAGAAAAGACGGCAAGGAAGCAATCGTATTCTATGATTATGGAGATAATCTGGCGGATATGGTTGAGTTGTTTGGGGCTGACGTGGTCTTCACTAATGCTCGTAGCAAGATGAAAATCGGACTTCAAGCAGGTCTCAGATCATATCTTAAATCTGGGGGTGATATTGAAGCACTCATGGGTAAGTACAAACCTGGTGTTGCACTAGAGAAAATTCCTGCTGACATGGGTAAAGCAACTGAGACATATTTCTCTGGCCTTGATGAGAATGAACAGGATGCTATGATAGCCCGTCTTATGGAACGTAAGAATGCCTAAAGATTAACATGATCAGGCACAAAACAGAAGCGGAAAGAGATAGGGAAAATGATATACTCTTTCCGCTTCTTTTTGGCTTATAATGGAGACATTTGTCAAGAGGAGGAACTTATGGCTAAAAAGATGGACAAAGAAAGATGGACAGATAGAAGAGATAATTCAAAGCTTCTGTTAGATGGTATAATAAGAGATCTAACAAGAATGAGAAATTCAAATGTTCTAGTTGGAGCAGAATATCATCGCTGTAACGTACTAATGATTAGTATTAAAGATGATCTGCTCACAAACTGGGATGAAAGAAGTAAAGTGTCAGAAGTAAGGTTTACTGAGAAAGGAGAAGATAATGAGTAAGCGATCAGGAATACAATTATTCTATCCTTTTGAGGAACGCCGTCTATGTGAGCCTAAATTTGGATGGACTTGGCCTGTGATAGTTCAAGCTAAACTTGATGGTGAGCGTTGTCGAGCAGTTATGACTTCTGCTGGATATAAACTATTATCATCTACATGTAATGAAATTATATCAGTTCCACATATTAATAAGTTTGCTAGTTCTTCTTTTAATCATCTTTCATTTGAAGAATTAGATGGTGAACTCTATCTTCATGGTAAGACTTTTGAAGAGATACATTCAATAGTCAGTAGAACTACTAATATGCATGAGCTATCTGAAACAATGGAGTATCATATATTTGACTATATATCGGATGAACCTCAGCTTAAGAGAACCACAAAACTCTCAGAGTTATCTATTCCAGAAGATAGTCCAATTAAGATAGTTCCATCCTTTGTAGCTCATAATATGGAAGAACTTATGGAGATTTACAAAAAGCTAATAGATACTGGCTATGAGGGTATAATTATAAGACACATGAGAGCTGGTTATGCTCGTAAACGTTCTCGTTTTGGTATGAAGTTCAAGCCTAAGAAAGATGATTTCTATAAGATAATGGAACCTCTTCAGGCTTTTAGTACTCATAGTACGCCGCTTGGTATGCTGGGTGCGCTGAGATGTTGTGGTTCTGATGATACACTTTTTAAGATTGGAGCAGGAAGACTCACGCATGAGGAGAGAAGAGAGCTTTGGAAAGACAGGCATCTCCTTCCTGACAAGTATGCCCATGTTCAGTATCAGAATATAACATCAGGTGGAGTACCTAGGTTTGGCCTTTGTATGGAGATTGTAGAGAAGAATCCAGAAGAGATAGAAAGTGAGGGAATATTATGACTATGTCCGAAAAACGAACGAAGGAGGTGGGAATCTTATGCCGAAGCCGACTGTTTATATAACTAACAAATCCGTACACGACTTTTCGGCTGCGAAAGCATTTGGCAAGCTGGTATATTTGTCAGAGAACTCTGTTGATAGATTTAATACAAGTAGAATCTACAGGATGTTTTATCCAGTGCTCAGGAAGAGTAAGAAGAATGATTATATTCTTGTAACAGGGCTGACTATTATGAACTTGATAGCAGCATTTATCTTTGCCCTTAAGCACAGACGGTTGAATCTGTTGTTGTTTAAGACTTATAAGGGAAAGAAGGAATATATAGAGAGAATTCTTATTGGAGACAAGGAGGAGCTATGAGAGTAAAAGATATTATAAAACTAATTGAAGAGAGAATAGGTTTTGCAGAAAATACCATAAAAGTATATAATGATAGAAAGGTAGTACTACAAAGTCTATTAGACGTAATAAAAGAAGAGAAGAATAAGGAGGAATCTAAAGATGGACGATCCAGTAACTAAGATTATTATAGGTAAAGAAAAGGCTCCTCCTGAGCCGCCACTAACCCAATACCAGGAGGATAATAAAGCAGAGTTAACACTTCTGGCAATTCTCAGGGGTAAATCAGCAGGCTTTCAGCGAGATAAATGTAATGAAATTGGTGTCTCATGGGATGAGTATCTGAGACTTAAACGTAAATGGAAGAGGGTTCTGGAAAGGGAGGAGAGCTAATGACAGTACAAGAAATCAATGGTAATCATGGACCTAAAAAGACTAAGCTAAATATTAATCCAAATGAGCTTCCTATTTATAAGTGCTCTAATTGTAGTGGAGAAGCATTTATTAATGGAGTTGAGTTGAGAATTCTATCAGAGATTATCTCACCTTCAGGAAAAAGAGAAGTTATTCAAGGTCCAGTGCTTGTGTGTAGTTTGTGTGGTAGGAGAGTTCTACAGGAAGATTTACATTAAGATTTTTTAAAGGAGGTATAAATATGAGAGATAAAGAAACGATAGAAAGATGGATAAAAGAGACTAAGGCTATTATTAAAGAAAATGTTGAGGATAGTGTTCAGTATGAGAATGATTATGAAGAAAATCAAAAGACTCTTAATGATGATCTTAAAAGACTAAAAGAAGAAATTCCTTTTGAGAATTCTCTCAGAGGAATAATTCAGGCTCATGAGACAGAAACCTTTGCTAATATTGATAATATAATGCATACTCTGTATGAGCAGACTGGCAAGGGTTATAAGGTAACGATAGAGGAGAAAGAGGAAGAAGAAAGAGATTCTTCTATAAATAGTTTAGAAAAATCTATGAAAAAGGATGAATCAAGAAATGGTCATGATTGGAATAATCTGGAACTTAAAGCCCTTAATGAAAGTCTTCTTAATTTTATTGATCTTATGGCAGTAAAACATAGAAGAACATCACTAACTATATCATATAAGATACAAACCTTTATTAATGATATAATTATAGCGGGAGGTTCTTAATGCCATACTATAACAAAGATCTCTCCTATCCTGTGCCGCCCGCACCTTCTTGGGAAATCCAGGATGCATCAAAGGTAAAGACGGCTATGGAATGTTGGAGAAAATATTTTTTCGAGTATGTCCTTGGCTGGCGACCTGCCAGTGCTAACATTCATCTGATATTTGGCTCAGCATGGCATGAAGCTTTGGCTATGTTATATCTGTCAGATTTCTCAGTTGAAAGTGTTCAAAAAGCTTATTATAAGGGCTTTCTCCCATACTATCGAGCTCACTTTGATGAGTCTGATGATGAGATATATTCACCAAAGATACCTTCAAGAGCTTTTGTGGCCCTCGCAGCTTACGCAAACAGACATAAAGATGAAGAACGTGATTATAAGATTCTCTCTCATAATGGAGTTCCAATGGTTGAGATAGGTGGAACTATTAATCTGTCCGAAGATCGTGTTGTTACCTTTAAGATGGATACTATTATGGAAGGACCTCATGGAATCATCTCACGTGAGCACAAAACAGGTAGTTCAACATGGAACTGGAATCTTCAATGGTATCTGTCACCTCAGGTTGGTACATATTCTCACGTACTTTATTGTCTGTATGAGGAGAGAGACGTTCGTGGTGTAATAGTTGACGGAACGTTCTTTAAGAAGACTAAAGATGATGCTAAGAAAGACTTAAAAGATCCTTTCAGGCACTTTGACTTTATGGAAGTTCCAGTTTATAAATCACCTAGCAATATGAATGCTTGGCTGAATACTATGCTCTGGTGGCTTGATATGATTGAATGGAACTTTAACCTATTGGCTGAGTGTTCAGCAAAAGATAATATCATGAAAGCCTTTCCAATGAATCCTACAGGTTGTACTAACTGGAGTGGTTGTCCTTATCATGATCTTTGTATGGCTTGGGCTAACCCACTTAAGCATGTTGAGAGGCCCCCGATAGGCTTTCAGATTGAACATTGGAATCCTCTGGCAGAAGAGCCGAGAGTTATGCTTAATAAACTATAAGGGAGGTGATAAAGATTAGCACATTACTATCAATAAAGAAACATGCAGCAGAGATCAAAAAGATGTATGATGAAGATCCCCGCAATCTTACCTTTAACGCCATAGTTCACGGGCCTATTAAGACTGGTAAGACCTCTCTACTCAGAACCTGTCCAAAGCCAATTTTTGTTCATAGCTTTGATCCAGGTGGAACACTGGTTCTCAGGGATATGATAGACAAAGGTGAAGTCTTGGTTGATACAAGGTTTGAGAAGGAAGATCCTTTTGCACCTAAGGCTTGTAGGCTCTGGGAGGATGAGTTCAATTATCTCTATCGTAAGGACTTCTTCTCTCATGTAGGTACATTTGCGATTGATTCTATGACTACATGGGCACAGGTTGTGATGTATGAGGTAATCAGACGGGCTGCAAAGGTTAAGAAAGATCGAGAGGTTGGAGGAGCTCCTCAGGAAAATGACTGGCTTCCACAGATGGCATTTATAGAAAATTATATGAGGAAATTCTTATCCTTGCCATGTAACTGTGTCTTGCTGGGACATTCTGATCAGCCTAAGGATCGTGAAGGTAATGCAGTTGGAGATCTTGGGATTATGATAACGGGTAAGCTGAGGGAGAGAATTCCTGCTCTTTTCAGTGAGATTTATTATCTCAGAATCAAGGATTACAAAGCTGAAACACGAGAATTACTAACAAAACCTGTCTATGGAATTCAGGCAGGTTCAAGATTGGGGAGAGGAGGAAAACTAAATAAGGAAGAGCCACCTGACATAAAAGCTATTATGAAAAAGTGTGGACTTGATACAACAGATAAGCCGTTGTTTAAGGATCTTAAAGAGGAGGTGAAAGAATGATAGAACAAAAAGGAAAATGTATAGAAGCAAATTGTCAGATACCTGAGATACTTAGTAAGGGTAGAGATAGAGTAAATGATCTAGATAATATTGTAGGTGTTTTGGAGGACCGTCTAAATAATCTTCTAACAGAAGCTTTTCCAGAACCAGAGGAAGTTGATAAGAAAATTTCACAACCTTTGGTAATTGTGGCTACTGACATAAAAGATATAGTAGAAACTGTTAGACTTAATACAGCCAGAATACAGTCAATAATTAACCGATTAGAAAACTAATCAACAAAGAAAGGGAGGATCAACATGGGAGAAAGTTTTTTAGATTTTACAGATGGAGAAGAAGATTTGGATGGTGCTGTTGAACCACAGGCAGCTGAGGATGGAGAATATACGCTTAAGCTCGTTGACTGGCAGACAGATAAGAAAGGTTCTGTTCTAAGAAAGGACAAGAATGATGATCCTTATGTTATGCCACTGTTTGAGATCATCGAGTGTGAAGAAGCAGCATTTGCAAAGAGCTTCTCACAGTTCCTGCGTATTCCTCATGATGGTCTTAACGCAAAGGACAAGAATGCGGCTAAATGGGACCTGAAAGCGTTTTTTACATGCTTTGGGATTGACTATACTCAGCGGGTTGACTATGAGGAATGTGTTGGAAAGACTGGCGATGCGCTTCTAATTGTTACACCTGATGAGGGCTATGGTGAGCAGAATAAAGTGAAGAAATTCCTGAGTCCAAGATAGATGAAAGTTGCTGGGATGGCGGAATTGACAAGTATACGGTTAAAGTCCGACATTGCTTGTCATTGGAGATCAGACGTATCCACGCTGGATGGAGATAGACGAAAACGCTTAGCGGCATAAGTCCTTCGTGCAGGTTCGAATCCTGCTCCCAGCAATCATCTTAAACACAAAGGAGGTGAGAAGAATGCCATTATACGAAGTAGCAATAATAGCTAAAGCAGAAGAAAATGGAAAAGAATTATTAGTCTTTGGGCCTAAAGCCGTTATAGCAAAAGATGATAAAGATGCTATTTTTGTTGCAACTGCTATATTTGCAAAAGATTCAGATAGAGATCTGATAAACTTAGATACAAAAGTTCTTGTACATCTTTTCAATTAGGGGAGTTAAATGATTGGATAACATTATCTAATAAATTAACTCCCTTTGAACTTAAAGTTCCTAATAACTCAGTTCTTGAGAAACATGCTAAAGAAATGGATAAGTTATTTCCTAGTACACAGGACTCTTTTATTCGTGGATATTTAGAAAGTTCTTAAAACTATTGAATCTAATAAATGTCAAAATGTTACTTATACAGGAGCATAATCATTAACCTCCATACGAAAAACGAACAAAGCACAGGAGAAAAACTATGTCACAGCGACCACGACTTTCAATAGATCTAACGATAAAACAGCAGAAGTTTCTACAGAAGCTTCCTTTTGGCATGAAGCAGCAATTAGTCTCTACTTTAGTCAATATGCTTATTGAGATGACTGAACGCTGTGGCATGGAATCTCTCGGAATTGTTATGGCGAAAGCTATTAATCTTGAAGACTATTTTGAAAAGGATCTTGATAGGGAGGAAGATAATGGATGAAAGACAAATAGTAAAACTTTTTAGTGTATTACTTCAGATTGAGCAAAATACAAGAGGAGTAGATATTTTAGATAAACCCATAGAAGATGATTCTAAAGATGCTACTCATATAAACATACTCAGAACAGTCTTCTTTGAGAAATTAGATGCTAAGACAGGCTGGGGAAGAAATGAACTAAAGAATTTATTTGATGATTGTATTTCTTTAGTTAAGGAGTATCCATTCTAATGGCGACGCTTAAAAACCTACATAAATCAATCTCTGAGATGTCTAATGAGGAAGTCTTTAATCACATTAGATATCTCAGGGAGCTGAGACGAGAAATCCCTGTAAAAGTGGCAAGGAAGACAGTTGCTAAGAAGCAGGGAAATAAGCAAATCTCGATAGAAGAGCATCTGAAGAAGATGGGTGATGCTGACAGGGAGCTAATCCTTAAACGACTTTTAAAAATCAAGGAGAATAGAGATGCTGGATATACTAAAGATTAGTAAGATCAAGGTAGCTGATGTATTGATGCGTGATATTGAGGTAGGAGAGAGGTTCAGAAAAGATCTTGGAGATATAGAATCTCTAGTTCAGAGTATTAAAAAAGATGGTCTGATTCAGCCTATCTCAATAGCCGTTAATAAGCCGGGAGCAGAGAAACCATACCTGCTTGTTGCTGGTGGGAGACGCTTTAAGGCTCTTGAATTTCTGAACACAAAGAATGAGATAGAATTCATAAGCTGTCGAATATATGAGAAAGAACTGACGGAGCTTGAGTTAAGACTTCTGGAGTTCGCTGAGAATCTCTATCGTAAAGATCTCGGTTGGCAAGAAGATTGTGATCTTAAGTCAAGAATCCTTAACCTCCAGCAGAGGATACATGGCGTAAAGATGTCTACGGCCAGAGATGCTCCAGGGTTTTCTCTTACTGATCTTGCAAGAATGACGGGTAAATCAAAGGGAGCTCTATCAGATGATATTAATCTGGCTAAGATGATGGAGGCTACACCTGATGTAAACTGGAAACAATTCAAGACAAAGGATGATGCAAAGAAAGCTTTAAAGGGTGCTAAGAAGAAAGTAATCCAAGCATCAGATGCTGTTAAGGCCAGAGCCTCTCTTGGTGAAGGAGAGAGTCTTAAGAAGAAGATTATTAACTCATATCATGTAGAAGACTTCTTTACGGGCGTTAAGAAGATCGGCGATAGTACTATGGATATTGTTGAGCTTGATCCACCATATGCTATTGATCTGGAGAAGCAGAAGAAAGACTATAATTACACAGGTTATAATGAGATAGATGCTAAGGATTATTCTGAATTTATGTATAAAGTTTTTTCAGAATGTTATAGAGTTCTCAAACCTAACAGTTGGCTTATATGCTGGTTTGGTCCTGAACCTTGGTTTGAGGCTATACATCAATGGCTTCTTGATACTAAATTTAAGAACAAACGTATGCCTGCTGTATGGATTAAGGGAGAAGAATCAGATGGTCATGTTGTTGAGAAGACATCTGGTCAGTGTATGCAGCCTGAAAGAGATCTTGCCAAAGCATATGAAATGTTTTACTATGCAAGGAAAGGTATTCCCACTCTTGCCAAACCAGGTCAGACTAATGTCTTTGGCTACAAACCTATTCCGCCACAGCAGAAAGTCCATCCAACTGAGCGTCCTATTGAGATGATTTCAGATGTTCTCACAACTTTTGCACAGCCCAATGCTAACGTGCTTGTTCCTTTTGCTGGTTCAGGTAATACTCTGATAGCTGCAGCACAAAATCAGATGATACCGATTGGCTTTGATCTTACGAAAGAGTATTTTGAGAGCTATATTATTAAATGTCATAAGATGTTATAGCTATGAATTGGCTTAAGATTCGTAACTCTGACTGGTATGATATAGTTTTAGATTTTCTTATTGCTATTGGTTATATTAGTTTTATGGCTCTTATTTATTTTGTTTTTACTGCTTTTTTTGAAAGGAGGATATTTTGATCTTACCAAGAGCTAAAACAACTGTTCCTCCTGCAGGAAGATTTGATGCTCCTTATGTTTTGATTGGTGAGCAGCCTGGCCGTATTGAAGTTCGTGAACGTAAGATGTTTGTTGGACCTACTGGAAATGAACTTAACGCTGATCTGAATGCAGCTAATGTTGATAGACCTCTTTGCTATCTCACTAACGTGATTAAGGATATGGACTATCATAAGGACAGATATATTCAACTTTATAAGAATCGTAAGCTGCTTCCAGATCCTATTGTGTCTCAGGCTGGTCAAGCATACCTTGATTTCCTGCAGTGGGAGCTATCTCAGACAACATCTAAATACTTTGGAGCTATAGGTGGAATAGCATTGTTTGCTCTGACAGGTAGAGTTGGAATTATCAAGTGGCGTGGAAGTCTTCTTGATTGTACACTGGTTGAGGGCAGGAAAGTTATTCCAATGCTACATCCATCTACTGTCATAGCTCCTACCAATCAGTATCTGAACAAGCGGCTTATTATCTTTGATCTCAAACGTCTTCGTAAATATCAGTCAGGTCTGATGGTAGCTACAGATCGTGAGGTCTCAATTGAACCCACCTTTATCAATGCTATGGACTTCCTTAATTATATTCAGCAGAAGGGACTTGAAGGAAATCGTATCAGCTATGATATTGAAGTCTTTATGAATCGAGTTCACAAACAGGTAAGCTGTATTGCATTTGCAGTCAACCGTCATGCTATGTGTATTCCTTTCTCTGAGAGTAGTGGAGATTATTTTATCCTCAGACAGGAAATAGAGATATGGAAGAAGATTGCAGAGGTTCTGGAAGACTCACGAATCAGAGTCTGTGGTCAGAATCTTACCTTTGATGGACACTTTTTGCTGAGAAACTATGGTATCAGAGTCTCTAACCTTGATGATACAATGATAGCACAGAATACTATGATGCCAGATTATCCGAAGGGTTTAGACTTCATTACAGCTCTCTGGACAGATCATCCTTATTATAAAGCAGATGGAAAAGCGTTCTTTAAGGGTAGTGGTAAATACAGAAAGTTCTGGCAGTATAATGCTACTGATGCATTGATCTGTGATGAGGCCCTACCAAAGCAGATGACAGAGATAGAAAGAACTAATAACATGGAGATCTATCAGGCACAGACTAAGCTCATTGAGCCTCTTGTATATATGATGGAGAGAGGTCTGAAGGTAGATGTTCATAAGATGGAGACTGCAGGGCGAGATTATGAGAAGAAGATAGAAGATGCTCAGATTAAACTTAATGCTTTGGCTGGTCATGCACTGAATGCTAATAGTCATAAGCAGCTAAAAGATTATTTCTATGGTGAAAAGAATATTAAGCCCTTCAAGTCCAAGGGTAAGGATTCTTATGATGATCTTGCTATGAAGAGAATGATAAGAAAAGACATACATGAAGCAAAGCTTATTCAGAATATAAGACATTATACGAAGCTTAAATCAACATATCTTGATCTGACAAAGATAGATAGTGATGGAAGAATAAGATGCTCATATAATCCTGTCGGTACAAGATACAGTAGGCTATCATCAAGTAAGAATATCTGGGGAACTGGTGGTAATCAGCAGAATTGGCCACATAATCTTCAGGAGTTTCTAATCCCTGATGAAGGATATGTTTATTATGCTTTTGATTTAAGTCAAGCTGAGAATCGTATTGTTGCTTATGTCGGTGAGGTTATCAATATGATAGAATGTTTTGAGAATAATATTGATGTTCACTCAAAGACAGCTCGAATGATTATGAGGGTCTTCTATCATATGAAAGAGCTTGGAGAACATGGTGTCTATGATTTATGTCCTCTTGGTGATGGTACTCAGAATTGGCGATTCTGGGGTAAGAAAGCTGATCATGGATTCAACTATGATTGGGGATATAGGAATTTTTCTCTTAAGAATGAGCTGAGAGAAAATGATGGTAAGCTGATCTATATGTCTTATCATAAACTCTATCCTGGTGTTCAGCAATCATATCATACTTATGTAAAACGACAGTTGAGAGATGGAAGGACATTGAAGAATCTCATGGGAAGAAGTACTCTTTTCCTTGGTGCGATATCTGGTCAGAAAGCAGATGCAACATTTAAGGAAGCTTATTCCTGTATACCACAAGGCACGGTTGGAGATATCATCAATCAGAGAGGTCTTAATTATATCTATTATAATCAGGATTTGTTTGAGCCGATTGAACTTCTTAGGCAGGTTCATGATGAGATTGGTTTTCAGATACCTTTATCGATTGGTTGGGAAGAACATGCAAGAATGTTAAGGTTGATAAAGAGCAGCCTTGAGCAACCTTTAACAACTCATAACGGTAGAACCTTTGTTATACCTGCTGGTCTGACAATGGGAGTTCATATGAATAAAGAAGAAGGAATTGACCCAGAATTTAATGATAACTTGACAGATAATCTGAAGCAGAGCTGGGAGACTTTGAATGAGTAATGATAAGCGAGAGTTAGCGGACTGGTTCGATAGTTATATAGATTACACACATGGCTCTATGGAGGATCTTCACTCTGAGCCACCTAAAAGATATCATCAATGGATGGCAGTCTCAACAATGGCTGCAGCTTTACAGAGAAAGTGTCGGATAAGATGGGGCTCAATTATATTCTATCCTAATTTCTATGTAGTCTTAGTAGCACCTGCAGGACAAGCTCGAAAGGGTACTGCAATGAGTTTTGCAAGAGGCTTCCTAGATCAACTAATGATTCCAATGTCATCTGATACTACATCTATACAGGCCCTTATAAAGCGTATGAGTGAGTGTACTAATACTGAGGAAGAATCAGATCAAGGTTATTTCGAGAGTCATTCTTCGATCACAGCTTTTTCACCTGAGCTGACAGTGTTTCTGGGATTCTCTAACAAAGAGCTAATTTCAAATCTCTGTGACTTCTATGATTGTCGAAATAGATTTGAGTATGAAACAGTGAGCAGAGGATTGGAAGAGATCGTAGGAGTTTTTCTTAACCTTGCTGGAGCGACAACACCTGAGCTCATTCAGGGAAGTATGTCAACTGAGACCATCGGAAGTGGATTAACAAGTCGTATGATCTTCGTATATGAACCTGGAATCCTCAAGCGAGTCATCTGCCCATTCTATACCATGTCAGATGAAGGTAAGGCTTTGGAGAAGAAACTAGTAAAAGATCTGACAATGATAAGATCCCTAAAAGGAGATTTTAAGATTGACAAAGGTTTTCTTGATCTATGGACAGACTGGTACGGGAACTATCCAAATATCTGCCCATTTGATCCTATGCACTTCGGAGGTTATTGGGAGCGTAGGCCGACTCATATCATGAAGATGTCTATGATTATGTCTGCCAGTCGCTCTAATGAGATGATTATTAAGGAGGGAGATCTTCTAAGAGCTATAAAACTTCTAGAAAGTACAGAGGTTAAGATGACAAGTGTCTTTAATAGAGTCGGTCAGAGTTCTCAGGCTGATAATATTCAGATGGTTATGAACTATATTGCAAGATTTGAGGAGATCTCAACTGCAGACCTGATGAAAGAATTTCTCATGTTTGTGAGTGAGCAAGAGCTTGATAGTATTCTTGGTGCTTTGAGATCATCTGGCTTCATTCATGCTCCAATATCAAGAGGAACAGAAGTATATCTTAAACATAGAAAAGCATATTACTCCGTTCGAAAAACGGACAAAGATGGAAGGTAACCTATGACAACATCTAGATCAGACTTAAAGAAAATTGCAGATCTTTTACATACAATCTACTGTGGACTTCCGCATGAGATGGAAATGGAGAAGTTTAATACTTCTAAGAAGTGTAAGTATTATCTTGAAGATACCATTGATAGGACATGGGAGCTTGATGAGCATAAAGAGTGGCTGAAGCAAGCTCAGTGTTTGGTGTCGGTATCTCATCCACTTGAGGTAACAGAGGTCTTAGGAGATATAGTTAAGATATATCAGATAGCAGAAAAGCTAAGAAAAGTAAATCCGAAACTATTTTCATATATATTAATGCTTATTAAATAAAGGAGAAGAAATCATGAACAGTGAAGCTATCAGGAAACAGATAAAGCACGCAAGTAACGCAGTAGATCTTGTTAAGATGAGTCAGCGTTCTCAGCATACTTCTATTAAGGAAGCTATGAAGAAAATGCTCAGAGCTATGTCAATGATTGTAGAGCTTGTAGGAGAAAAGAGCGATGAAGTATTAATTAAAGATATTTCCAATAAGAATATTGAGTTAGATAAACCAGATCTTAGTAACATTCTTAAAAAAGCTGCTGAGATCAAAGTAGATCATAATGCTAAGGAAGCAGCGAAAGGAGGTAAGAAATATGAGTAATGTACCTGTAACTAAGAAAGGTTATGAGTGGAAAGAGTTTGCTGAGAAGGTTCTTGATCATGTTGAGAATTACACAGTACCTCAGTATGGTGATACAGGCTTTGATCAGATGGAAGAATGGTCTATTGATGCTTGCTATCTGGCTATTAGAAAATACATGATGAGATCAGGTCGTAATGCTAGGCCTGGTCAAGATAAGCTTGATGCGTTGAAGATAGCTCATTACGCTTGTTTCATTTACCAGAAGTTAACAGAGAAGGAGGAAAAAGATGACAAGACAGCAGAAGTGGGATAATAGATTCTATGATCTATGTGAGGAGATCGGAAACTGGTCTTCCTGTCTCTCACGTAAGATAGGTTCAGTACTAGTTCGTGATAATACTATTCTGGCCACTGGATATAATGGGCCTCCAAGAGGTGTATCTCATTGTGGTAAGGAGCGTGAGAAAACCGATGTTGCTCTTTTCAGGCTTCTCAAAGATAGTAAGAATCTGTTTGGTAATTCTACTATGTGTCCTAGACAGAGATTAGGATATAAGTCAGGAGAGGGATTACATATCTGTCCAGCAGCTCATGCCGAGGACAACTGTATTACCAATGCTGCAAGAGAGGGAGTTGTTACAATCGGAGCCACTCTTTATCTCAACTCAAGTATCCCCTGTAAAGATTGTCTTAAGAAGATAATTAATGCAGGTATAGATGAGATTGTATGTACAGAGCTCACCCAATATGATGAGTTATCTAAGTGGCTGATAGGAGAGTCTAATCTTATAATAAGAACATTTGAAGAGGAGGAAGAGTAATGGAATTCTTTTTTGATACTGAGACGAGTGGATTCTTAAAGAAAGATCTTGCACCTGATCATTCAGATCAGTCATGGATTATGCAGTTAGCTTTTATCGTGAGTGATAAAGATAGAATCTATACTGAG